ATACTAGTGATAGTGAAAGCAACTGTTGGATGGCAGAAGATGCTTTTGGATATAGCGATGGTACAAAAGTAACAGCAGGACCATTAGAAAAGAAAATTCTTATTGTTGATGATATCAACGATACAGGCGCAACATTTAATTGGATCACACAAGATTGGCAAGCAGGATGTTTACCAGATGACCCTAAATGGAATCGTGTATGGGGCAATAATGTAAAATTTGCAACCCTTACAGATAACTTAGCAAGTGAATCAATTAATCCAATTGCATACACTTGTCACGAAGTAAACAAAGCAGAAGAGGATGTATGGTTAGTATATCCTTGGGAAAACGTAGGTATATATTAGAAAGGAGACTTATGTTGAAACAACAAATGATTGAGGCGGCAAAAAAACATGCCGAAGCAGAGATTCTATTGCACAAAACTAATATTAATGTGTATATGGAAAAGGTTGTAGGCATCGGCGAACATTCAGACATCATCGAAACAATTCAAAAAGAATTAGATGCTATGGCAACTGCTGATGATAGACTAGAAATGTTGAACAAATATTTTAATGACTAACACAGATTTAGATGCATATGTAGGAGACTGGGTTAAAAAACTTAATGATGCTAACGTGTGTCCTTATGCTAAATCTGTATATGACAACAGTAAATTAAAATTAATAAATTTAGACCCTCCAGAAGACGTATATGAATTTTGGAGGGCCGTTTCAAAACAAGCAGAATTGTTTGATGGATCTATTGAAGTTGTTATGGTAGCTATGCCTACTAATAAGGACGTAATTACAAAAGACCAAATGATTGGAGCAACTGATAGTTTGAATGGGTTATACAATTACAAAGGCAAGGATTTATGGTTCTTAGATGCATTTGACGATCATTGGACTATTATGTTGTTACAAAAAATCTCGGCACTAGATGACGCAAGTGCTATCTTTCAAAAGAAAGATTATTACAAAGACTTCCATCCATATAGATATAAAAAGTATATCGAAGGGAGAAGAAAATTACGAAACAGGTTGACAAAAACCTAAATAAAGTATATAATATACTTAATATTGGCAATCCACTGCCTAAACATCGGAGAAGTAAATGAGTAAAAGTGAAGAAATTAAAGCAAGATTAAGAGAAGCAGGCAAAAGATTTTGGGCTGGTGACAATATTTCAGAATTTATTAAAGACGGCGAGAAGCAACAACTGATAGATGAGTTGGCTCCTAAATTTGAAGACGTGCTACAAGGTCTTATTATTGACACTGAAAATGATCCTAACAGTAACGGCACAGGTAAACGTCTTGCAAAGATGTATATTAATGAGCTAATGGCCGGACGTTATGAACCAATGCCTAAGGCAACAGCATTTCCAAATGACAGTATGGATCGTTATGAAGGTATGTTAGTTGTTAGAAGTGAACTTACAAGTATGTGTTCACATCATCATCAAATTGTAAAAGGTGTTGCATACATTGGTATTATTGCCGCAGACAAATTAATTGGACTAAGTAAATACACTCGTATTGCACAATGGTGTGCTGAGCGTGGTACATTGCAAGAAGAACTTGCAAATGACATTGCTCGTGAAATACAAAAAGCAACAGATGCAGAACACTTAGGTGTTTATATACAAGCAACACACGGTTGTGTAGAGAACAGAGGTGTTAAGGCACACAGTAGTCTTACACAAACAACTGTACTCAAAGGTGCGTTTAAAGATGACGCAGGTACTAAGAAAGAGTTTATGGACAATATTAAACTGCAACAGGAGTTTGCTTGTGGAAAGTAAAGAAAAACAGTTAAGATATTCGGAAGCATTTTATAGTGTACAAGGTGAAGGTAAATTTGTAGGAGTACCTAGTGTGTTCTTACGTACCTTTGGTTGTAACTTTCGTTGTATGAATTTTGGTACAGATGAAAAGCGAGATCGTTGGGAGCAACATGCAGATGGTAAGAAGCATAATGCAGAAGTAATGGAACTTATTAATCAAGGTGTACACGAAACTACAAAAGAATTTAACGACTTGCCTATTATACACACAGGCTGTGATACATATGCAAGCATCTATCCCGAGTTTAAACACTTTAATAAACTAGCAGGTGTTGATGCTGTTGTTGAACATTTACTATCACTTACTCCTAACGGTAAGTGGGTACAAGATAATGGTCAAGACGTACATTTGATCATGACAGGTGGAGAGCCTTTATTAGCGTGGCAAAAGCTCTACATCGATTTATTTGAACATCCACGTATGCAGGATTTAAGGAATGTTACATTTGAAACAAATACTACACAACTTTTACACAAAGACTTCTTCAACTATCTCAACGATCAAGACAGAATCCAAGTTACTTGGTCTTGTTCCCCAAAACTTAGTGTTAGCGGAGAACCTTGGGATACTGCTATTAAGCCTGATGTGGCTGAGCAGTATAACACTGTTACTGATAGCGACATCTATCTTAAGTTTGTTGTCGCTACTCAAGATGATTTTGACGAAGTCAAAAGAGCTGTTAGTGCTTATCAGAGTTCCGGGGTACAATGTCCAGTATATCTTATGCCGTTGGGTGGACGCAGTGAAGAATATGTTCTCAACGTTAAAGACGTTGCTGAAGCGTGTATGGCCGAAGGGTGGAGATTTACCCCCAGACTACACATTTCACTCTTCGGAAATGCGTGGGGCACTTGATGCACAGTACAAGAACAAACAACACGAAAAGGCAATGAAGGCGCCTATCAACGAAGATAAAATAAGAAAGGCAGGATGGTAAAAATATGTGGGATAAAATAAAAAAAACTGTAAACAAGTTACAGGGAAAAGAAGAAGAAGTAGTAACAACTAACCAAGATAAACGTAGAGCTATTCTTGCAAAAGAAAAAGAAGAAGCAACTACCAAAGGCGAAGCGTGGGTTGCTGTATTAGATACACAAATTAATCCAGACAATATCAAGAACGGTTTCTTTGAGCTCGATTGGAATAATCAGTTTATTGAAGAACTACTTGATGCTGGTTATACTGGCGAGTCTAATGAAGAAATTGTTGATGGTTGGTTCAAAACTATTGCTGTACAGATATTAGGCGAACAGGGTGTAGAAACAGCAAGAGAAATGGGCTATATTAATGTAGTACCAATTGACAAAGATAAAAGTGAAGTTTCCTAATGCGTGACGACCTAATGGTGCAACAACAAGTTGATAATATATGGCAACATATGGTTGGTGTTATATGTCTAAATTTAACAAATCGTAAACAAGTGAAATCAGTATTACCAAAGTTTTTTAAACGTTGGAGTACACATGATTCGTTAGTACACGCAACTCGCAGAGAAATTGAAGAAGTAATTGAACCTTTAGGTATGAAACATGTTCGAGCGGAAAGACTGTATCGAATGAGTGAACAATTCAAAGACTGGGACGGCGAAGATGCTACTGAACTTTATGGCATTGGTAAATATGGGTCGGATAGTTATGAACTTTTCTATAAAAAGAATATTCCTGAAAATGTTGGCGACCACGAATTAAAACGGTATATTGAAGAAGAATTTTGTGGTTGACATAAGCCAGATCTGGTGCTATAATAATACTATAAATTACATAAAGGCAAACTAATGGCAACTTATATTCTAGTAGATACAGCTAACACATTCTTTCGTGCTAGGCATGTAGTACGTGGCGACATTGACACTAAGGTCGGTATGGCCTTCCATATTACACTTAGCGGTGTTAAGAAAGCATGGCGTGACTTTAATGCAGATCATGTTGTGTTTTGTTTAGAAGGTCGTAGCTGGCGCAAGGACTTTTATGAGCCATATAAGCGCAATAGACAAGAGACTCGTGATGCACTAACACCTAGTCAGCAAGAAGAAGATAAAGTGTTTTGGGAGTGCTTTGATGAGTTTAAGGACTTTGTATCTACTAAAACTAATTGTACAGTTATGCAACACAAGCAACTAGAAGCAGATGATCTTATTGCAGGTTGGGTACAAGCACACCCTAACGACAATCATGTTATTATTAGTACTGACGGTGACTTTGCACAACTTATTGCACCTAACTGTAAACAGTACAACGGCATACAAAACGTTACTATTACACACGAAGGCTACTTTGACGACAAAGGCTTATCTGTTATTGACAAGAAAACTAAAGAAGACAAGCCTGCTCCTAATCCAGAATTTATGCTGTTTGAAAAGTGTATGCGTGGCGACACTAGTGACAATGTGTTTAGTGCTTACCCTGGTGTACGTAAGAAAGGCACAAAGAATAAAGTTGGTCTTATTGAAGCATTTGCAGACAAAGACAACAAAGGCTACAACTGGAACAATATGATGTTACAACGTTGGACTGATCATAACGGTGAAGAGCATCGTGTACTAGATGACTACACAAGAAATGTTATATTGTGTGACTTGACAGCACAACCCGGTAATATTAGAAGTATTATTAACAACGTAATTGAAGATCATATGACACCGAAAGAAGTACAACAAGTAGGTATGCGTCTTATGAAGTTTTGTGCTAAGTGGGATATGCAACGTATTGCAGACCAAGCACAATCATTTGCAGAGCCACTACAAGCGAGGTACCCGATATGAAAGCAAAAGAAATAGTTAAAAACAAGTTTTGGATATTATCTAAGAATAGTGAAAATGTAGGAACTATTAGTTTTAACGACGAACAATATATGCTTAGTGATTCTAAAGGAAGCAGATTTTTTAACGATACATTAGAAATTCAAAAGTCTCTAGAAAGTAAAGTTAGCTGGCAAGACCTAGCAATTAAAGAAGTGCAACCAGAGAAAATTGTAAACACATATCCAACTAGTTGTTTACCTTACAACGATATGTATGACGTAAAACGCAAACTACCATTATTTACAAAAAGTAAAAAATCAAAAAGTTTATATTGTGCAGGATACTATACAATTAAATTTGAAAAAGGTTGGGTTAAAAGTTTTTGTCCTAAACTAATTACAATTGAACGCTATGATTATAGAGGACCGTTTAAAACTGAATTAGAAATGAGAACGGAGTTATCACGTGTCAACTCAAAATGAACCACTAAACACTGCTCCGATACAACAATTTATATCTCAAGTAAAAAGTGCAGATGCTAGTCAAGCTAAAGAAGTTAAACTTAATATACAACAGGCTAAAAGATTAGCATTTACATTAGGTGAAGTAATGTCTAGATTAAATGGTGATCTTGAACAAATACTTGCACGTAAAAACTCTGGCAACGACGAAGTCATTAACGTTACAATGGACGGCGGCACAGGCTGGTAATAGGTAAGTATAGTTTTGGTATTGTAGGCTTTACACATATCCAAGGACAATGGACTTGGGACGTTTTAGTTGTACGAGGCAAACACTGTTATAATATATCTGTACCTTATCCTATATATAAAATTATACACTACTTTTGGTCTAAAAAGTTGGTTAAAAAGAGATAAATATATGCGTAGTTAATTAAAAGGATACGCATATGAGTAGACCAAAACCAACGGTGTTAGCAGAACACATTGATAAAAAAACATATAAAGCTGAGCAAGTGTTACAGGCCGATGCTATCTGGGCTGTATTTTACAATAATGCTCCTTTTAATCTAAAAAGTTCAAATGTTCTTACAAGCTATCCCGGACCTAAATATAAAAAAACTAGTTTTTCAAATCCTGGACATGCACACAATCTTGCTAGTAAAATGAATTCACTTTTCAATACTGATCAGTTTACTGTTGTAAAATTGACTGCAGGTGAAACTGTAGAAGAATGAACTGGAAAGAAACATACACTAAAGTATTCTTAAAACAAGCAGGTAAATCAGTAAACGAATTGTCTTTAAAAGAATACTTGCCTCTATGGTGGAAGAACACTCGAGACAAAGAAACAGGCGGACTACGTTTAACTGATACTGGATTTGAATTTATTACAACTGAGTTAGATTTAAAAACATATGAAATACCTTATCCACCAGAATTTGAACTTACTACTAATACAATAATATGGATGGATAATTTTATAGATTGCCCATACTATTTGGCTTCAAAATGTATAATAGTTACTAACGAAAAAAAGGCCATGGAATTGAGTCTTTTTAGCGGAGATGTACGTAAATATGGACTACAAAAAGCCCTAACAAGACAGAAAAAAGAATCCAAAAGTGGTTGACCTTTAGTCAAAACGGTGTTATTATATATACATACTAAGAAATTAGATATGGCACTGAACACTAAACAAGAGGAATACACAATGGATAATATTACAGCACTACGCACAGTATCGCCAAATGGCGCAAAGAAAAGCATTCTACGTGCTTTCAAGAAGAAACGTCCGTTGTTTATGTGGGGTCCTCCAGGTATTGGTAAATCTGATATTGTAGGACAGATCACTAAACAACTTAAAAATTCACATTTAATTGATGTTCGACTATCATTATGGGAACCAACTGATATTAAAGGTATTCCGTATTATAGTGCGAATGACAATACAATGGCATGGGCACCGCCGCAAGAACTTCCAACAGAAGAGTTTGCTGCACAATTTGATAATATCGTTTTGTTCTTAGACGAAATGAACTCTGCGGCTCCGGCAGTACAAGCAGCTGCTTACCAACTTATTCTT